CCATCTTATCCCACATGCGTACACGCAACCCATTGATTGGACCACCTGGTGCTAGTGCAATATTCTTTGGACCGTAATCTTTATGCTTGCTCAGTAACAAAATGGCAAGTTCATCAAAGGTTTCCCATACATCTAGGTCAAACCTAGTAGGGTCGCTAAAGTCAGTGCTGTGCACTGTTTTTTTAGTCATTCTCTTTTAACAGCCCCTCTATGCCATCCATTATAGATGACATCTCCGATTGTACTACAGCCTCATGTATGAACGCATCTAGGTCATCACCACTAGCATTGACCATCATCAGGGTTGCGCTCTGCACATGGTCGTATGCACCATCAATATCATCTTCATTTATAATCTCATTGAGTATGCTGAGAAACTCAAACAAGTCAAATGAGTAACGTTTATTCAAGCGCACTCCCCAACCATACTCAACACCACAGTGCTCTAAGAATTCAAAGATATCACATGTACCAAAGTCACAGTCAGACTGCTCACATATAAAGTGTCCGTCTTTAGGCATTAACATTATTGTGCGCTCTCAATCTTTTGTCTAAAGTAATCTGATCCATGAGTCCTGTACATAGAGTTGACATCTTCACCCTCTGGCATCTGTACAACAACCAAATTCCCCAGTTCTCGAGAGAGTGACTTGCCAAATTCCGTACCTGCATTGTCTCCATCTGCAAATAGGAAAACTTTATCAAAGTCTGCTAGCAATCTACTATAGTGTTTCTTCCAGTTGTTGACTCCTGGTACACCAACCGCAGGTATCCCGCAAACATTATCCAATGTGATCGTGTCAATTTCACCCTCACATACAGAAATAAATGAGGTTGCGCGGAAGAGCGACGCAACGTTATAGAGGTGCGTAGTCGCACCCGATAGTCCCATATATTTCGGTTCGGATAAGTCCATCGACCTGAATCGAAGGTCAACCACCCCCGAACGCGTGATGTAGGGAATAGATAAACGGTTGACATATTGTTCATGCCCCGTTAGCGGATCTAGCACGACGCCCAAGTGAACTCTGTGCGCCTGCTCCAGAGTTATCCCCCGTTCTGCGAGGTATTCCTCCGCTTCGTGCAGTGCTCCGTGATAATACTTCGCCGCGCGCGTTAAGGATTCCCTTTGCGATGTTGATTGCTTCATTAAACTTCACTCCCTCTTTAGCCATAATAATGGCAAAACCGTCGCCCTTCATCTGACATGCAAAACAACAAAATGCATTCTCTTCTGTGTTAGCAGAAGCAGAGGCATGCGAATCCTCATGGAACGGACACTTCATCGAGAACCAACCATGTCGAGTTGGTACACGTGCACCGTAATGTTCTAATATCGCACCAATACTTGGCTTATCATATTTCATATAAGCAAGAGCAGTTGAATAATACCTAGCAATTCCATCAGTGATAACTGTAAGAACATTAACAAATTACTCACGCTCCATAGCCTTTCGTAGCAGTTCGACCCAGACAGATACTGGCATACTTGCATACCAATCCGCAGGTGAACCCTTACCTTTGCGTTTATGAATCACTACACCAGTCCATGCTTTAGCATGCTTAGTTTCTAATGTCATCTCTTCTATCCAACCAGATAGCGCCATCTTTGCATGATCTTTAATTTCAATGCAGACACCATTGATACCAGCAATGTCACCTTTATCTTCCGTGGCTCCCGCAAGCCGACGTTCTGCATACGGGAACCACGTTTGAAGATAGTTAACTACATCGCGTTCTGCTTTAGAGCCTTTGGCTTTAGCAGCACTGCTCATGCGTTGATGTTATCTGCATGTATTTTGCCACCTAGATGGTTAGCAACTACTGTTTCTAGCAGTTTTTCTCCAGCACATTCAATTGTTACACCACATTTACATGTGTATGTAATGTTTACACCTGTGCTTGATGTACTAGAATATCTAACACCGCTCATTAGTACCAACCATTTCTGTTGTGAAAGGCTAGTGCCTTTGACGGAGACCCATAACGAGTCTTGATGTATTTCAACCCAAGGTCAATTTGACGAACCATAGGTGTGTCCTCTGACATGTTTAATATCTGAGGTATGCCATAGGCTGTTGAAGTAGGATTATCTGCTGTATAATCCCAGCGAGATTCCCTATTCCAAAGAGTAAAGAGTGATTTCCACTCATAGTTACTCTTGTATGTAGCCATAACTTTCGCGCGTCCGATACGCTTCGCAGTTTTCTTCATATACCCAATCGATGCTTCGCATGGGTGCTGCGCACTCATTTGAACCATCTCGTTTATATGCTTCAGCGAAAACATCGCACCCACAGTGTGTGGCAGTGTACCCACAAAGACTACAGCAGCCATTATCCACGCGTACGTCGATAGTTTCATTATTACTCCTCAATTGGGGCAGTTGCCTGTGTTCCACAGTCAGCGCACTCCATATCTCTGAAATACATCCCAATAGTACCATCTTCTGAGAAGGATACCTTGAGATTCCATACGAAACTCCCACAAATGCATATCGAGGTTGGTTCACCACGGATATCCATCGCCATTGTATAATCGGGTTTTAGTTCCGTTATACTTTTACTCGTCATCATCATCCTCATCCTCGTACCAATCTGGTTGAGGTTGAGTTGGACTTCCCCAATCGGGAAGCGGTATGATAGTTGACATAATCACGACCTCTCTGGAATGTCGGAGACATCCATTATTTCGGGATTAAATTGCAACCAAAAAGCCGTATCCCCTGTGGGATCTGCTTTGCCGTATCGGTTTTTCACTGGTGCTACTGCTATATAGCCAGGAGCATTAGTGCCGACCGTACAAATCAGAGCAGGAAGTTGTGCAACCATGCCTTGAAGAGCACTTCGTGGTTGACAGGGATTTCCTACATACGACTCTTTGGTGTGATGCAATATTAGAACTGCAGCATTAGTATCCCTTGCTAAATACTTCAGTTCTTTGATAGTGGAACGCATGCTCGCAAACTCTTCCCCACCATCGTTAGCAACATCCATTAGGTTGTCGACAACGATGAGAGTTGGAGCACACCCCCACAATTCCTCGAAAGCAAGTACCTCTTGGTCAATGTCTGCCAGCGTTGGCGCTGACTCAAAAGACCAAAAGATATGCCCCGAAGCCTCATTGATTATCTTACGACTACCATCAACATCATCGTTAAGCAGGAGTTCTGCATCACTCTGAGGCTTACCAGTAATCATAGATAGCAGGCGCATAGCCATTGTATGCGCGTTTGTGTCGGCACTCACATAGAGCGTCGGCACTTTAGAACGCAAAGCCAGTGCAAGAGCAAGAGTAGACTTACCAGCACCAGGGGTGCCAGCAATCATTGATATCTCTGCTCTACGAATAACAACTTTATTCGCTTCAAAGGTACGAAAGACATTAGGTAGCGGTTCGCCACCAATATCCTTACTACCTACTGCACGGGCTAACGTTCTCACTTAGAATGCACTCCACTCAGGGTCGTTTCTGCGTAACCAGATCGGTTCGCATTGGTCAGGAGTTCCCTTAGGGGAAGGACACATGTATGCCTTCCAAGGACCCTTTGCACCACTACCTGTACGCGTAGACATTTGTCCATGCTTACAAGTACGACCACTAGGCGCATGCGTTGATGCACCACCTGTTGGATGTGCTGTATGGTCTATCTGTGCACCTGGAAATGAATCCCGCACATTAGACACGGCTTGAACACCATTTGTTGGTGCTCCTGTTAGTGATTGAGCCATTGTAGTTAGCAGTCCTTCTGCATCTACATCGCCCAACGCAGCATTTAGATTAGCAGTAAATTCTGCTATCGATTCCCCAGCGATCACAAAGATGCGACCATCTGGGAGTTTGCTGCTTACCTGGAAGTTACCTGGCATTTGTATCTCTCCTATTCTGCTCTAGAGTTTACAAACTTGCATTTATCCATTACATCACATCGACCACAGTTATTCAGATTAGGTAGAAAGATGTCGCTCTTGCGAGCGCGGTCAAAGGTGTTGAGCATATCTTCTACTCTATCAGCAGTCAGGTTGGTTAAGTTCCATAGCGAGACATGCCCAGTACGTGCATCCCAAAAGCCAGCGGAGTCGACCAGTACTCCCTGTTTTGCAAGCGCCCACGCATAGACGGCTAACTGCAAAGGATGCCTTTGGGATGACGCACCAGTTTTGATATCAACAAGAACTATCTTCCCGTCAGGATCAACCATAACACGGTCAATCGCCATCTTGACTGTGCTATTTTCGATAGGAATCTCATACTGCTTTTCAATAAAATCTTCGTAGACTTTCCAGCCTTTACGGAACTCAATCCATTTGTCGAGCATCCAGATGCCTTCGCCATACCACCATGACATGTCTTCACGCTTGGCAAACTTCCACTCACTCATGTC